TAACATAGTAAGTGTGTTAAAACACCGAAATGTTGCGCTACAGTGGTCTTTACGAAGACTGGTGTAGTCGCCCCCGATACCGTACCCGGTGGGTACGGGAATCGAGGCCGGTCTCCGACAATTGGTAATTGTCGGTAGGTCGGACAGCTTCTGACAACTCAAAAGAGTTGCCAAAGCTGGATTGGAGGAAAGATGGTTTCACCATCTCGACTCCAATAGTACGGCTCAATATGTTTACCATATGGAGCACGACTTTTGTTAGTGGGTCTCCCATGAGGACACCCCTAACAAGGCGGACAGTACGGATGTTTTCTCCGTACTCACTCGCCGCTTCACCGAACTTGGCCAAAGGCCCCGTTCCCGTGAAGTATAAGTCGCGGGGACTGTAACATGTCATGTTAACAATCCCGCGAAGGATTGGTGGAATGCCGCATTTGCGCATCCAGCCATCCCCGATTTCCCTCGCCACATCGTGGTGGAGATAATCGGTGGCCGTTTTGTAGTCTGTTGACGATACAAAAAGGTCAGCGTATATATCGTGTCTTTCGATATAATCCGCAAACTCTCGCTGATCGCGCTTCTCGATCTTAAAGAGTTCTTCTTTCCTTTCTACTGACATCAGAGAAAGAAAGAAGTTCCAGCCGTGATGGGATTTTCCCATTCCCGACTGGGAGCTTGCGACGCCCTTTTTCAAAGGTTCGGCGCAAAGCCTGCTCACAAGATCTAGCACGATCTTGAGGGCAGCGGAAGCCTTGGTAACGGTTCTACCTTTACCAGGCTCCTTCACCACTGTCACGAATGCTCTTTTGAGCAATTCGGGTGGTGTACAGAGTACTACATCCAGGCAACGCCAGAATATGTACTCTCCTGTGTTTAGCGTTTCGAGGTTCTCGTAACGCTCCACAGCTCCGGTTTGGAGGCACCTGATAGGTACCTTCTCTCCGGACGATCCGGCATATACCAGTTCTGATATATGCTCGATCGTACCTCCTTCTCGACGGGTATGTTCCCACGAGGCAGAGGTAGTCACAGTGATTCTCGACTTCGTCGACAATCCTGTGAACGCTGAGTCAGGAAGGTCTGAAAGAACCTTCTTGATCCCAGAGCGCAACAGGGAGATACTCGTAGTATCCCTCGGTGGTGCGCATGCAGTCACAGTCTGAAGGAACTTCAGCTTTGACTGCAAGACCACGAGGGGCGGCGGAGTACCGCACCCTCTGGTCTGGCTCAGGAGACCGACTAGAAAATCGTAGCGG